AGCCATTCAGATCATGATGAAAGGTGAAGAATCGGATATTCACACCTTTATTTCCAATTTTAGGCAAAAGTTTAAATCTTTGCCAGCAGAAGAAATTTCTTTTCCACGTGGCATTAATGGGCTTCGTGAATATGGAGATAAAACTACACTGTATAAAAAAGGTACACCAATTCATGTGAAAGGTGCGCTACTATATAATTACTACCTTGATGAAAAAGGTTTGACAAAAAAATATCCACTTATCCAAGAAGGCGAAAAGATTAAATTTGCCTATCTAAAGAAACCAAATCCATTTAAAGATACCGTTATCTCTTTTCCTGGTAGACTTCCACCAGAATTTGACTTGCAAGCATTTATAGATTATGATATGCAATTCGAAAAGACATTTCTTGATCCTATCAAAGTTGTCTTAGATTGTATGGAATGGAAAACAGAGAGAACGAATTCTCTTTTTGATTGAAAAGGAAAATTATGAGCATTCTAGAAAAAATTAAAAAGAACAGCAGCATCAAAGATTCTGCGATTCTATCCAAATCAAAATTCTTTACGCAAAAGGATATGATACCAACATCAATTCCCATTATCAATGTTGCATTGAGTGGTAGACTTGATGGTGGGCTTACACCTGGGCTTACAATGTGGGCAGGACCATCCAAACATTTTAAGACTGCATTTTCTTTACTGATGGCCAAATCCTACTTGGAGAAATACGACGATGCGGCACTTCTTTTCTACGATTCTGAATTCGGTACACCACAATCTTACTTTGATTCTTTTGGGATTGATACAGATAGGGTTTTACATACTCCTATTACCGACATTGAGCAATTGAAATTTGATATCATGAATCAACTTCAAAATCTGGAACGGAATGACCGTTTGATTATTATTGTTGATTCAATTGGTAATCTGGCTTCAAAGAAAGAAGTTGAGGATGCTTTGGATCAAAAATCTGTTGCAGATATGTCCAGAGCAAAACAAATCAAATCTTTGTTTCGTATGGTCACACCACACCTGACGATGAAAGATATTCCGATGGTAGTTGTCAATCATACCTACAAAGAAATTGGAATGTTTCCCAAAGATATTGTTGGTGGCGGTACAGGATCTTATTACTCAGCCGATAATATTTTCATTATTGGTAGACAGCAAGAAAAAGAAGGAACTGAAATTGTCGGATACAATTTCATTATTAACGTAGAAAAATCTAGATATGTCAAAGAAAAATCTAAAATACCTGTCACTGTATCTTTTAATGGTGGCATTAGCAAGTGGTCTGGGTTACTTGATGTTGCACTTGAATCTGGACATGTTATCAAACCATCAAACGGATGGTACTCTAAGGTGGACAAAGATTCTGGTGAAATAGAAGAAAAGAAGTATCGTGAAAAAGATACAGACACAAAAGATTTTTGGATGCCAATTTTGAACCAAAAATCATTCCGTGATTTCATTGAAACAAAATATCGTGTTGCAAATGTAGACATTATTCAAGAACAGGAAACAGAAGATGAGGCAATTTAAAGAGGGTGTAGATTTCAACTATGTAATTCCGGAATCTGAAGATACAACAGTTGGTATCAAAATATTGACGGGCGAATTTTCAGATACCATTTATCAATATGGTAAAGTGAAGCTTGAAGAAGAAAAAGATGGTGACACTTATCTAAAATTCATTTATAATGTTATTGAATCTCCTTTGAACAAAGAAGAATTGGAAAAAAATTCTGAGTTCAAAAATTATATCGGTGATATTTTGGTGAATATCATGACTGCAAATTTAGATAAAGGGCTACTTGATGAGGCTGGAACAGACTATTCTGAAGAATCTGATTCACAATGATGACTATCTAAGGAAAGTATTACCTTTTCTCAAAGAAGATTATTTCAGTGATAGGACAGAAAAGGTTATCTTCAAAGAAGTAACCGATTTCGTTAACGAATATAATAATCCTCCAACAATTGAAGCCCTACAAATCTCAATCAAAGAGAGGCGTAATCTTACGGGTGATGAAGTTGAAAAGTGTGATGCATATTTTAAAGACATTGATTCGTCTATCACCGAAAAATCACAAAATCAATGGCTGATTGATAAAACGGAAAAGTTTTGTCAAGAGAAAGCCGTATACAATGCGGTGTTGAGTTCAATCTCCATTCTTGATGGTAAAGATAAAAATCAAGAAAAGGGTGCCATTCCAAAAATTCTTTCCGATGCTCTAGCCGTAAGTTTTGACAATTCTGTTGGGCATGATTATTTGGAAAACTCTGACGAACGGTATGATTTCTACCATAGAAAAGAAGAAAGAATTCCTTTTGATCTTGACTACTTCAATAAAATTACCAAAGGTGGTTTGCCTGCCAAAACCTTAAACATCGCTCTTGCCGGCACTGGTGTTGGTAAATCTTTGTTCATGTGTCATGTTGCCGCTGGCTGTATGTCTCAAGGTAAAAATGTTCTATACATTACACTTGAAATGGCTGAAGAAAAGATTGCAGAGAGGATTGACGCCAATCTTTTGAATGTTTCGGTTGATGATCTTATGCAACTACCTAAAGATGTGTATGACAAGAAGGTTAACCGTGTCAAAGAAATGACAACGGGTAAACTTATCATTAAAGAATATCCCACAGCTTCCGCATCGTCTATACATTTTAGGACACTTTTAAATGAACTCAACCTTAAAAAGAATTTTGTTCCTGAAATTATTTTTATTGATTATCTTAATATTTGTTGTTCTGCTAGGATCAAAGCTGGAGCCAATGTCAACTCTTACACCTATGTTAAAGCCATCGCAGAGGAATTGCGAGGTCTTGCCGTTGAGTTCGGAGTACCAATTGTTTCTGCGACACAAACAACAAGAAGTGGATATACTTCTTCCGACCCCGGATTGGAAGACACAAGTGAGTCTTTTGGTTTGCCCGCTACAGCAGACTTGATGTTTGCTTTGATTTCTTCAGAAGAACTTGAAGCTTTGAATCAAATCATGGTGAAACAGTTGAAGAACCGTTACTCTGATCCGACAGCACACAAAAGATTTGTTTTGGGTATTGATCGGTCAAAGATGAGATTGTATGATGTAGAACAATCAGGTCAAGACGGTTTAGCTGATGCCGGTTCAAAACCAAAACCAGATAAACCACTCAATACTTTTGGTAATCGTGAAAAGTCTCAAAGTAAGTTTGGAGGATTCAAAGTTTAATATCCTAAATATTTTAATTTAGGATATAAAATGGCATCCTCTGATAATAAAGGATTTCTTTACGAAAGCACAATAAACAAAAATCTCAAAAAATACAATCTTCAAAAATCCAGTTTTGTTCCTGCTGCTTCCAATCCAAATGCTCCGGATGCAATGTTAACCTATCAAGGTAAAGACTATAAGGTTGAAGTTAAATTGGACTTGGCTGTGGACTTTGGTCAAGGTTCATTGGACTATGATGTTGAAAAGGAAAAATGGTTGTTAGGTGGAGCAAAAACTCCGGCGGCCAATCAAATGAGGGAATTTTTGACAGCAATTGGTGTTCTGGATATTGTAAATAAAGAATGGGGTCCAAAGGGTCCACCAAGAAAATTTACTGTACCAAGCAATCAATATAAAAAGGAAGATGTGGATCACGATTATAAAAATTTCAAGGATGTTTTTGTAGATATTCCGAAAACGGCGGTTGCTAATTACTATAATACAAAGAAAACATATTACATTCAAATTGGTAAATATGGCCTTTATCATATGGGTAAAGATGTTGCAAATTTGGATACTGATGAATTTAAATTACAGTTGAGATTGAGAATTCGTATCAAAAGAGGTGGAAGTTTACCAATCTATAATTATAGATTCACAACTGCCATTCAAGCCGTCAAGGGTTCGTTAAAGAAAACCGGACCAGATTTAGATGACGACAGTTTTCTTTTAGCATTGGCGGCCAGGAGTAAAAATTAATGCCACTAGACCTAAACATAGAAAAGATTCTCAAAGAATTTGATGACGATGATGATTTCGGTTTCTCGGCTGTTTCAGAGGAAGAATATAATCAAGTCATCAATGAGACAGCAGAAACGGCGGAAGCTTATAAGAAAAAATTAGCTGAAGTTGAAAAGCTAATCATTCCATTCTTAACAAAGTTGTTGAAGACGGCCGACAAAGAATACATATATTGGCCAAAAAGAGAACCTGCAATTAAAGCACAAATTGAAAAGATATTGAAACTGACACGGAGTTAACATGAATCCATTGGTGACGGTCATTACGCCGACAACGGCAAGTGACCAATTAAATGATGTACTGAAATCAATAGACAAACAAACTTACAAAAATATACAGCACCTTGTTGTTGTGGATGGGTTTGACAAATATGGCGTAAAAGCCACACAGTTAATGGAAGGTGCAACCCGTTCAACTGCCTTTGCACTACCATACAATACAGGATATGACCAATACAACGGTCACAGAATATATGGTGCAATGTCATATATTGCAGAAGGAGACTTCCTCTGCTTCTTGGATCAAGATAACTGGTACGAAGACACACACATTGAATCTCTTGTTGAGGTTATTCGCCAAGGAAACGAATGGGCTTATTCTCTGAGGAAAATAGTTAGCCAAGAAGGTACATACATATGTAATGATGACTGTGAATCTCTGGGAAAATGGAAATCGGTTTTAAATGACCATTTCATTGATGTAAATTGTTTTATGATACCAAAAATGGCAGCAATTCATTTTTCTCCATATTGGTATCGTAGAGCAAGGCATCCACAGGAACAACCAGAGGTTGATAGAATTTTATCGGCATTTATGATGCAAAATTTTAAAATATTTGACACGACTGGTCAATATAGTGTAAACTATCGTGTAGCGAGCCGAGCAGATTCGGTACAAGATAGTTTCTTTGTTAAAGGTAATGAAGTGATGAAACAGAATATGAATGGAGAATACCCATGGCGAAAGACTTAATCATTGGAGCGTTCTCCAAGTTTAACTTTGAAGTATTGAAACCCTGGATCCTTTCAATCAAACAAACGGGCTTTAGTGGTGATGTTGTTTTGATTGCGGTTGAACCAGATCAAATGACAGTACATCAAATTGAAAAAGAAGGTGTAAAGGTCATCAAAGCGGCTAACGCAGGCAACATGATGATCCACATGTTGAGATTTTTACACATCTACAATTATTTGAAGCTCAATAAAGATTACCGTTACGTCATTACAACGGATGTTCGTGATGTAATCTTTCAAAAAAATCCCATTGATGAACTACAAACAATTTTAGGTAGCAGAAGTAAAGCAATAGTTGCTCAATCAGAAGCTATTAAAATCAAAGATGAAAAATGGAATCGTGAGAATATCATCAAAAATTTTGGTGAGTATTTTTATGATGATGTAAAAGATTCGGAAGTTTACAATGTTGGAATTTTAGCAGGCACAGCAGACTACATCAAAGACTTGTGCTTTACTCTATTTCAAATGTCACAGAATCGTCCGGATTGGGTCGCCGATCAATCTGCTTACAATGTAATTTTAAATTACAAACCTTGGAGTGAGGTCGTAGTAAAACTGCCAATACAGGATGCATGGGCAATAAATGCTCACGTGACTAATAAGCCAGATCAAATGAATGAATTCGGTCCATATTTATTGGAAAAGAGACCTTATATGGAAGATGGCTTAGTGAAAACAGCAGAAGGCAAAACTTTTACAATCGTGCATCAGTATGATAGGGTGCCTGAATGGATGGAATTTTTCATGGACAAATTCCAACTTTCTTTTACTAAAGACACCAATTTCGGCACCGCGCCTAAATACTTCACGTATAAAACATAATTTAATAAATATGGGATTTTTGAAATGAGCAAAATTAGCATTGTTACGGCATTCTATGATATTGGTCGCGGTGATTGGTCAACGCAAGTTGAAAAAAATGGCGGTCCACTTCCACATTATCTTCAAAGGTCGGTAGACAAATATATTGACCACTTCACACGCATGTGTGAAATTGATACAGAAATTATTGTTTATACCTCGTCAGACATTGCACCTCGTTTGGCTGCAATTTCACCAAATGTTAAAGTTGTTGAATATGATTACTTTAACATACACAAAGAACTCCGTGATAAGATTGAAGAAATTCAAACATCACCTGAGTTTACGAAAAGAATCAATCCTTATCAAGTAAGAAATCCAGAGTATTGGTCTAAAGATTATGTTGGTGTAACCTCACTCAAAGCCTTCTATGTTTCTGATGCCTTTGAACGCGGATTAATTACAAACGAATGGGCATCATGGGTGGATTTTGGTTACTGCCGAGATGATGAACATGTGCCACAGTCAAAGAAGTGGGAATATGATTTTACTCCAGGTAAAATGCATTTCTTTAACTACCGTGATACAGATATTCACAGAAGAATGGAACAACTGCAACTGGCCGTATTGAATAACATTGTTTATATTATTGGTGGTGTTTTCGTTGGTGAAAAAGAACAATGGAAAATGCTTGAAGACGGAATGAAAAGCACACTTCAGTTACTGATGAATAATAAACTTGTTGATGATGACCAGGGACTATTGTTGTATTCATATTTTATGAATCAGGACAAATACGAACTGCATAAAATGCCACTGGATGCACCAATTGAAGATGTGCGTTCTATTTTAAGGAAGTTTAATAAACATGAATAAATTAGTTATTTTTGATCTTGATGGTGTATTGATTGACTCCCGTGAACTGCATTACGATGCATTAAATGATGCTTTGCGTAAAGTGGGTGAACAATATGTCATTACCAGAGAAGAACATCTGAGTAAATATGACGGTTTAAATACGACCAAAAAACTCAAGATGTTGACTGAACAAAGGGGTTTGCCGGTTTCATCCTATGACAAAGTATGGAGTGACAAACAGGAAGCAACATTTAATCTTGTTCGTGGATTCTGTAAAGAATATTTGTTGCAAACTATCTTTAGACAAATTAAATCCCGTGGTTATAAGATTGCAGTTGCATCAAACTCCATTAGAGAGACTGTAAAATTATCTCTGCTAAGTATTGGTGTGATGGACGAAGTTGATTATTTTGTCAGTAATGAGGATGTGTCTCGCACAAAACCATATCCAGAAATGTACTGGAAATGCATGACAGCACTCAATGCACTTCCTAAAAATACAATTATTGTTGAAGATAGTCACATTGGACGCCAAGGTGCATTAGATTCTGGGGCACATTTGCTTGCAGTTGAAAATGCGAAAGAAGTTAACTCTGAACATATGATGCAAAGGATTTATGATCTTATGAATACGATTGAAGGTACAAGCAAAAAGTCTCTACCATGGAGAGACAAAAAATTGAATGTTTTGATTCCTATGGCTGGCGCAGGTTCGCGTTTTTCTGCTGCTGGGTATACATTTCCAAAACCTCTGATTGAGGTTCGCGGCAAACCAATGATTCAGGTTGTAGTTGAAAATTTGAACATAGAAGCAAATTACATTTTCTTGGTTCAGAAAGAACATTATGAAACATACAATCTCAAATATCTTTTGAATTTGATTGCACCTGGATGCAAGATCGTACAGGTTGATGGTTTGACAGAAGGTGCGGCTTGCACCACTTTGCTTGCAAAGGAACACATTAATAATGATGCACCATTGGTCATGGCTAACTCGGACCAATTTGTGGAATGGAATTCAAACGAATGTATGTATGCATTTTCTGCCGATTCTATTGACGGCGGCATTCTTACTTTCAAAGCAACACATCCAAAATGGTCATATGCTAAACTAGATGAGAATGGTTTCGTCTCCGAAGTTGCAGAAAAGAAAGTTATCTCCGATGAAGCAACAGTTGGTATCTACTACTGGCGTCACGGTTCAGACTATGTTAAGTATGCTGAACAAATGATTGATAAAAATATCCGAACTAATGGTGAATTCTATACATGTCCAGTGTTTAACGAAGCGATTGGTGATGGTAAAAAGATTCGTGTCAAAAACATTGAAAAGATGTGGGGTATCGGTACACCTGAAGACCTGAATTATTTCTTAGACAATCATAAAGAATAAAAATGAAAACAAAAGAAGATTATTTAAATATGCAAAGGAGCCACTACGAAAGTGCGGCCGCTGCTTGGAGTGTAGTTGATAAAAATCCCGTTGTTGGATCATATCACGAACATAATAACTTTACAGATTATGATGAATATCTTTTTCCCAAAATAGACACATCAAATTTGATAGCTTTGGAATATGGTTGCGGACCAGGCAGAAACTTGATCCGTTTCCACAAACAATTTAAAAGAATTGATGGTGTTGATATTGGACAAACAAATATAAATAATGCATTCATCAATATAAAAGATGCTGAACTGGAATTGCCAAATTTATATGTAAATTCTGGTGATGATATTCCAACTGGTGATGAAATTTATGATATTGTTTTTTCTGTAATATGTTTACAACACATTTGTGTGCATGAAATACGTTACAAAATAATGCAAGAAATTTATCGTGTCCTAAAAAAAGGGGGTTATTTTTGTTTTCAAATGGGATATGGAAATCCCAAAATAAATTCTGTGCCTTATTATACAAATAACTATGAATCTTCAACAACAAATGGCGGAAACGATGTTAATGTTGAAAAGTATGAATTCTTGGAAAAGGATTTAACTGAAATAGGATTTAAAAATTTTGAACATAATATAGGTAAAACTGGACCAGGTGATGGTCACGGAAATTGGATTTGGGTGAGAGTACAAAAATAATAATTTCAACTATAATTAAAAAAATAAAAAATACAAATGAAAATAGCCATTATTTTCGTTGGTCATGTTAGGTCTTGGAACTCATGTAAAAAAAATAATTTAGAAATGTTGTTTAGTGAAAATCATTCCATAGATGTTTATATTGAAACTTATAAAGAAGGATTTAGACAAGATTATTCATTGAGAAAGGAAGACAATGAAAAAATCATGTATACTGAGGATGATATTAAAAAATTATTTGAGGAGATAAATGTTGTAAAAATTTCAATTGAGAATCAGCCACCTGGCGGTTCACTTGATGGTCAAAGAATGAAGATAGTAAAATCATATGAAATGTTTTCTACCTTCATAGAAGGAAAAGGACCTTATGATTTAATTGTGAAAACCCGAATGGATTTATACTTTGACAAAAAAATAGATTATGATTCTATTTTAAATGAATGTAATGAAAAAAACAAACTAATACTTGGTTGTAATG